GCTTCAGCTCAGCGCCTATGCGTACGCTTTCACGGACGAGCACATGGCCTGTCGCAACGTGTTGATCGATCCAGTGACGGGGCAGTTGGCAGAGGTCAAATACACGGCAGAGCAGGTCTGCTTTGCATTCGAGGCGTTCACGTCCATCTGCAAAGTGTGGCGCTGGCTGAAGAAGTACGACCCGCGGGAGGTGCGCTGTGATTGAGATCCTACCCGAACAATCCACCCATGAGCAGTTACTAAACCGCGTGCGCTCGTTGGCTCGTGAGCTGGCGGAGGCAAAGGCTGCGCTGGCGGCTGCTGAAGGACGCGAGAACGATTTGATCGAGCGAATGAGGCCAGGCCTATGAGAGCAATTTGCAACGTAGTTCTAACGTTCCTAGCGTTCTTTGGGTTTCCAGTGACGCAGGCATCTAACGTGATGATAGATCTGCGGCCAGAGTCAAAAAAGATCGACGTGAAGAAGATTAAGGTTCGCATCACTGGCTACTGGCCTGGAGAGGATGAGTGGAGCAGTCGCTATCAATCGAGCACTGGCACTAGGTTGCGGGCTGGCCGTCACTGCGCCGTCGATCCCGACATCATTCCGCTGTGGTCAAAGATCCGCGTGATGGGCGGGAAGCGTGAGTGGGTGGCAGTCGATACAGGCACGGCCGTGAAGAGCAAAAAAGCCAGCGGTGGAAAACTGCCGGTGATCGACGTGTTTGCGGCCAGCGAAAAGCAGTTTAACGCGATGCGGTTACCGAAGGTGGCGATGGTGGAGGTGATGAAGTGAGCACCACAGCCGCCACGTTTGCATCCAAACGCAATCGCGCTGCGGGCCTTGGCGATACACGGCCGACGTTTCGACGCTTGGGCGTGATCGCCGGAATGCTGCGCCGGGATATGACACTGCCGAGCTGTGCCAGGTTGGGCGTGAAACTGGAATGCAGTTACAAAACCATCCAGCGGGACATCGATCTGCTGCGCGACTTTTTCGGATACCCGCTGGAATACGATCGCAATAAGTACGTCTACAAACTGGCGGGGCCGCTGCCGAAGGCGGTGCTGTGAGCCTAGCCGATCTTCTGGCCATGTTCTCCGCCCGCGTCATTGGCACCTACACCCCGGAACAGTACGCCGACTGTGTGCGAGAGGCTCGCGCCAATCGTCACAGGTGGGGAATGGGTCAGTGGTGAGCGTAAAACGTTTAACCTGGCATCTCGCCGTGCTCGAACGTGCGAAGAAGAATCTGCTGAAGAAGCAGTACGACGCAGTACGCGCTCGGCTGGATCTGGCCGTTCTTATGGCAACCGAAATGCTCAAGCAGGCCGAGGGATTTAAGGCGAAAGCTATTGAGGCGAAGAAAGCAAAGGAGGGCAAATGATCGCACCGCTACCACCCGCAATCGAAGCCATCCATCGCAACGGGGCCGCTGAAGGTGAGCGCAATACGCAGCTATTTAAGCTGGCGTGCCAGTGGCGCGACCAAGGGCTGACGGAGTTCGACGCGACAACCAATGCGGAGGAGTGGGCCTACAAGGTAGGGCTATCCCAGAACGAGGCCGTCAGTGCGGTTAGATCCGCGTTTAGCAAGCCAGCGAGAGAGACTTGGAAGCCCAAGGCCAAGTATGCTTATCAAAACGGGGCGATCGTTCGTGAGGATCTGCCCGTTCCGCCTATGCCGATTAGCGTGGAGAGTGGGCCGGTAGATAAGTTCCTAACTACCTGTTTCGACGTAGGGGATCAGATTAATATCTGCCGATCCATTAAAGATGGCGACCGCGAGCGGCCGGACGGTGCAGGCGAGACGCGAAGCCGGGAGGAATGGCTAGAGCTGTTTAAGGACGACGGGTTAAAGCAATGGCAAGGCGATGCAGTGGGAGTCTATGTGTCGATCAACGCTAACAACGGAAAGAATCGGAAAGCCGAATCGATCGTCAAATATCGCCACTGCCTGATCGAGTTCGATGAAAGCACGATGGCTGAACAGTGGGCGATCATTAAGCGCAGTGGCCTGCCTACGTCGTCCATCATTAAGAGCGGTTCACGTAGTTTGCACGCATGGGTGGAGATTAGGGCAGCCAATGCCAAGGAGTTCGCTGAACGTGTGGACTTTATTTACAAACACCTAGAGCACAGTAAGCCCGATCCAGCCAACAAGGACGCAGGGCGGTTGTCGCGGTTGCCCGGTGCGATGAGGACGGCCACAGGATTGCAGCAGGAGTTGGTCGAGTGTGGCGCACCTACGCTGACTTACATGGAATGGATGGAGAGAACGATTTACGGGGATATTCCCGAGCCGTACAAGTGGGAAGATTTGCTTAATTTTAAGGAAACTGAAGATCCTACGCAGCTACTTGGCAAGCGATGGATTTGCCGTGGCGGTTCGGCCTTGTGGGTGGGTAGTAGTGGCCTTGGTAAGAGCGTGCTGTGTATGCAGGCCGCAATCACCTGGGCAATCGCTGAGTCGTTCTTTGGCATCAATCCGCACGGCAATGGGCTCAAGTCGCTAATCATTCAGGCCGAGAACGACGAGGGAGACGTGGCTGAATCGATTCAGGGCGTGTTTAAGGCAATGAACCTTACGGAAAAGCAGAAGGCGTTAGTGATGGCTAACGTGACCATCGTTAGGGACTGCACCTCGACCGGGGAGAAGTTTGTCGATCGTGTTCGCCGCTTGGTTGAAAAGCATAAGCCTGACTTAGTATGGATTGATCCCCTGCTGGCGTTTATTGGGGGCGACCTATCTAGCCAAGAGACGGCAAGTGCGTTTTTACGCAATATGCTTAATCCGCTATCCCTTTCGGCTGGGTTTGCGTGGATGCTAATCCATCACACCCCGAAGCCAGTTAAGGAAGGCAATGGATACCAAGGCGCAGACAAGGCGTATAGCGGATTTGGCTCAAGCGAGCTTACGAATTGGGCAAGAAGCGTATTAACCCTTGCGCCTTGTGGCGAGGATGCCGATGGAAAGCGGATTTATAGGCTTGAGGTAACCAAGCGCGGAAAGCGGTCTAATCTTAATTCTACGGGCATTATAGCGCAAAACGCAGTGCAGCCGCATGTTAATCTAAGTCACAGCGAGGTTGGGCTGGCGTGGATTCAGGCCGGTGAAGTGGTTAAGAAGAAGCCAGGGCCGCAAGCTGAAACTGTAGATTTTTCTAAATATAAGGATTACCCATGCACCCGTGGGGCGCTTGAAGAATGGGTAATGAAGCAAGGTGACGGCAATTCTAAGTCAACAGCGTATCGAATTGTGGGCAAGGCGCTAGAGTCTGAGGCCATTAAAAAACAACCAAATGGTACATACGTTTTGGAGGTTAAAATCGATGAGCCTTTCTAACCTTCAAATTAACTTGAAGGTACATTCAAGTTCGGTTGACGGTACCACATTCAAGATCCCCCCTTTAAGGGGGATCTTGAAGGTGAAGGTCGAAACAACAAAACATCTTGAAGGTAGACCCTTATGATTGACCCTAAAATATTAGAAAGAATCCCATGTGGTTCCCCAGATGTTTCTACGAAAATAGATAGCCTCAGGGATCTAGTGTTGGAGGCGTTTGCTCATATGGGTGCAACTGCAACCAGCTCATCAGTTGCTTTAACCGTTAATGCCTTTCATTACCTAATAACGAAAGCTCCCGACCATCCAGCGGTTCAGAACATGACAGACACGCGAGATCAGGCCGTGCTGGCGATTGTCCTTAACCGTGAGACAAGATCAATGACGGCGGTGGCAAAGGAGCATATTAACCCAGCGACTAATAAGCCATTCACTCGGGCGGCAATCTCTAAGCAGGTAAACGAATTGTATGATCGGCTTGGCGTAAGAAGCCGATCGCAGAAAAGCGAAAAGGCCAGAGAGTCATATCGCAAACGTGCTTACGAGGTTCACGCAAAGCGGCGGCGTGAAGCACCCAAATATAACATAGCCGCAATCTTGAAAGGACGGAACAAATGCAAACGCTCAAACAACTAATACCTAAACTAAATACCACACGCGATAAGGCTCTCGAACTGGTAGGCGAGACCTTAGGGCTAGCGGCCGACGCTGGGGATCTAATATCCAAGGCTAAAGCCGACGGGCAAGATCTAGGTACAATATGCCGTGGGATAGGCATTACGGAGCACACGGCAAACGGTTATATCAGAGTTTCATCCCATCGATTGAAGCTTAAAGATTCAGATCCCAGCAATATTCGCCAGCAGTTTCTTTGGGCAGGGCTGCTGCCAGAGTCCATCAGCGTCAGCACGCCAGGACAACCTAAGCCATTCATGGATCCTATTGTTCGTGCCGCTCAGTGGTTGGCGAGCAGAGGGGAAAAGTTTATTAAGAACGATTCGGAATTAAAAAATAAATTTTTAAAAGAAGCAGAACCAATCGTGAAATTATTTAATGACTGCATGAATTTAAAAAATAATTTTGAAAAATAAAATTTTTAAAAATTCCAAAAAATATTTTCAAAAAATGAAAAAAAATTTCACAAGGAATCTTTTACTTAGCCAAAAAGCAATCAGGTTCCGCCAGG